GGGGGGGGTAACACAAAAAGTTGATTTATTGCTTACTGACCCGCCGTATGGCGTCGATTACGTCGGCAAGACCGGCGATGCAATGACCATCGAGAATGATGGCGCTGACCGTGACGCGCTGATGGAACTGCTGACCGGCTCGTTTGGTGCTGTCAGCGAGTGGCTGCGAGAGGGCGCAGCGTATTACATCTGGTGTGCGGACAAAACGTGGGGTGTGTTCGCTCAGGCGGTGGAACAGCTTGGATGGCCGGTGCGCCAGCAGCTGATCTGGAACAAGGACTGCTTTGTGCTGGGCCGCCAGGACTACCAATGGAAACACGAGACGTGCCTGTATGGCTGGAAGCCGGGAGCCGCGCACAAGTGGTGCAGCGACCGCAGCCAAATGACCGTGATCGACTGTCCGCGCCCGAAGGCGAACCGCGACCACCCGACCATGAAGCCGATTCCGCTGTTTGACTACCTGATCCGCAACAGCACGGACGTTGGTGACACGGTGTATGACCCGTTCTGCGGCAGCGGCACGACGCTGCTGGCTTGCGAGCAGGCAAACCGTAAATGCGTGGCGGTGGAGCTGTCGCCGCGGTACTGCGATGTAATTTTACGCCGATGGGAGACGCTGACCGGCCGCAAGGCCGAGCGGCTTCGGAATTTGAGAGAGTGAGGTGACGAGATATGCCAGCAAGCAAGCCAATTCCGCGGGAGGCGGACGGGACGGTGGACATCAAGCAGGCGCGAAAGCGAATGCGGGGACACCGGACGGATGCGGAGATCGAGGAGAAGGCAAAGCGCGAGGTGCGCGCGAAGGAGCCGAAGCGCATTCAGGTGCCCAAGTACCTGCCGCAGGGAATGGCGGACGAGTACCGGCAAACCGCGAAAAAGCTGGTTGCCCTGCATATCTTTTCCGACCTTGACTATGACATGCTGGCGCGGTATTTTATCGCTCGCGCCGCCTGGCAGAACGCGCAGAACTGGGCGAACCGCGCGATCATGCAGGGCGACGCCAAGGAGGCGGGCAGCTGGACCAAGACGGCGAACGTTTACTTCGGCCAGTGCCAGAGCTGCGCGGCGGCGCTTGGGCTGAGCGTGTCGGCACGCTGCCGTCTGGTAATGCCCGAGCCGCCCAAGGATGAGGCCGACGAGGACCCGCTCAGCCGGATGCTTCGCGAGCGGGCAGAGCGCCGGAAAGCGTGAGGTTTGTCCGGGGCTGTGACGGGCAGTGCAATGCCTGCTCGAGCTTCGACCTTTGGCGGCAGGTGAGTTTTGTGATATTTCCTCGCCTGTCCGTCAGAGCCTCGGACGAGGACAGGAGGACAAAATGCAGAAACGGACGATCTGCCCGCTGACGTGCCCGATGATCAATGCGCAGGGGTTCTGCGAGAGTTCATGGCGGCGCGCCGGGCAGGTGCGCGAATGCCCGCACGACCGGCTGCGGCGAAAGACGCGCAGGCGACGCAAAAAGTGAATATTCCGACGCTCTGACGGGCGAGATGGCCGCCCGAACTCTACCCCCTTTATGTTTATCTATTCCTAACAGGGCGAACGCGGCGAGGTTTTCCTTTCTTTGTCCTCGCCCGTCCGTCAGAGCGCCGGAAAAGCTGTCGCGAGACTCCTGTCCTGCGGCGGGCGGCGATAGCCATATGCGCCGGCCGACCGCGCCGGGACGCGGGCAAGGATACGACGGATTGCACCGGAATGCTGACGAGCGGTGCGTCCGCCGGAGGGCAGGAGAAAGCGGACACGAGAGGGCAAAAACGGTGTTCAATTTGAACACCTGCAATACGCGCGGCGTAGCTCAACAGGAGAGCGGCCTCTATCTAAGGGGCGCCACGATGGCGGTGCAGGTGCGAATCCTGCCGCCGCGCCCAAACTGAAAATTGATCCGGCGCTGTGACGGGCGGCAAGAGCTGCCCGAGAGGCATGGGCGGGTTTTTGCAAACTCCGTCGGGCGCGACCGCTTCGCGCGGTCCGTCCGTCAGAGCGCCGGAAAAGAAAGAAGGAGAGACCATGACGCAAAAGGAAAAATACAGACGCGCCGCGTCAGCGATGCGCAAAGCTCTGCTGAGCATTATGAGCGACGGTCCGAGCACGGAATACCTGCTGCGCGCCACGAAGGATGAAATTCGGGCAGCGTTGCCGTATGAGGATAGCGACTACTGGAGGGCAGATGCCCCGGCCGAGGGCATTGCCGTCGAGGAAGAGGAAAAGGAGTGTGCCGAATTGACGCAGGAGAAATACAAAAAGGTCGCCGCTGCGATGCGCAGGGCGCTGATAGGCATCTGCGGAGATTTCGCGGATGTGGAGGACAGGCTGCGCACGGCGGATGTGGAAATTCAGTCGGTGCTGCTGAACGAGAGGATTTGCGCGCAGCCGGCAAGCTATCCGATCGAGGGCATTGCCGTCGAGGCGGAAAAGCTCGAAACTGAGGATGAGCCGGACGAGGGCGAGGGCGAGGCGAAAAAGCTGACGCGCGCGGCGGTGCTCGAAAAGGCACGTGCGTGCGTGTGCGGTGAGCGCGAGGAGGACTACGGCTCGCCGGAGGACAGCTTCGGCTGCATCGCAGAGCTCTGGGAGACTTATCTCCGCGCGGCGTGCGTCTCGCCGGACGCCATTGTCACGGTGACGGCGGCAGATGTCGCGATGCTGATGGCGCTGCTTAAAATCGCGCGTGTCGGCACGAGCTGCGTCGGCGGCACGGCGGACAGCTTTGTCGACCTGGCAGGCTATGCGGCCTGCGGCGCGGAGTGCGCAGAGGTGACGGTATGAGCTGCGAAAACTGCCGTTTTTACGCCGAGGGCGCGGCGGTAAAGATGGAGGCTTCGAGTGATGATGCTTGATATAGTTACCAGAATCGCAAGCGTTTATATCTATGCGGCTGTCATTCTGGGCGGATCGATTATCACGCTTGGTTTGCTGCGGTTGTTCTTGTTCATGGGGCAGGAAACCACAGACGCGTTTTGGAGGCTCTGTGACACGTGGAAGGACTTGCGACGCGGCAAAACAGAAACGCAGAGGGATGAACGGAAATGAAGAAAATTGCTTTAATCGTGCTGGCCATCGTGGCAGCGCTGGTACTTATGATTGCCGCTGCATTCATATCGGCCAATAACCGTGCGGTGTCGGCAGAGGAACAGGTCAGTTCGGCGGCAGCCGACGTACAGGTAGCCGAGAAACGCCGTGTTGACCTCGTGTACAATCTGGCGGACGCGGTGAAGTCCTACCAGAATTACGAGGGCGATACGCTGACCAGGATTACACAGGCTCGCGCTGCTGCCGCGTCCGGTAAGGTCGAACAAGCGCAGGTTGCGTTGAACGCCGTTGCAGAGCAGTACCCGGAACTCAAGGCAAACGAAAATTACAAGCAGCTCATGACCGAGCTTGCGCTGACCGAGAACCAGATCGCGCAGTACCGCAACAACTATAATCAGCAGGTACGGACATACAACAAACTGGTACGGTCTTTCCCAACTGGTTTCCTGCTGCGCGTAATGAACTATCAGGCAATCGACACGACCTATGCGGACTACGACGCACCGGAAGATGCTCCGCAGAACCTGTTCGGTGACAGCGATGGAAATTAAGCCTCGTGAAATGGCATTCAGCGTTGCAATCGTGTTTGTTATGCTGGCGCTGGGATTCCTGATCGGCAGTAAAATCGGTGACCATATTGCCGAAGAAAACGAGAAATTCACCACGGCAGCGCAGATCACAGACGATGGGCAGTTTCAGTACGCGCTGGCTACCGATTTCGGAAACATCATCGCTTACGGCAATCTGATCGCTGAACAACCTGTTTCGGCAGATGATTTGGACGGCGAATACGCAATACTGACCAAAATCACGGAACGATACACCATGCACACGCGCGTGGTGACATCTACGGACGGAAAGGGGCACACATACACCCGCACCGAGGTGTATTGGACGTGGGACAGGGTGAAACGAGAAGAAGACAGCACGGAAACTTTTTCGTTTATGGGTGTATCATTTCCTGCGGACAAGTTTTCTGTATCCACCCATCGGCAGGGCAGTATGATTTATGACAACAGTGAGCTGCGGCATTATTACGTAGTCGCAGACGCCAGCATGGTCGGCAGCATACATACCCGGATCAAAGATCATATGATCGCGGAAGATAATGAGTTCTATGCCGACACAGAGCCGCAGACGGTCGTAGACCGCGCTGTGAAGAATGAAGGAGTGCTTATCTTCTGGATCGCGCTGACCTGCGGCGCGGTATATGGTTTCTGCGCGCTGGAAAACAGGTGGCTGGACGGATAATGTACAGCCCTGAAATGAGAGAGTATCTGAAAGAAATCAAGCGCGCACTTGTAAGCGCATGGAACAGGAGAGTGGACGTATGACAGGAAATAATTATCAGAGCAAGGCGATGCGTACGGCGACGCTTAAATGCTTCGACCCGGCAAATGCGGCGCTCGGCTTAACGGGCGAGGCGGGCGAAAAGCGCGGCGTGCGTCTCGCCGAACTCCATTATCACGCTGCTGCCGGTAGTTTCAAGTAGTTTCAAGTAGTTACAAGTAGTGAGCCGGTGCTGCGGCGGGCGGCGTGGTCAGGCCGTCCGAGGTCATATGCGACTCTCCAAGGGCGGCGCGCCTTACGGAACGGGCGCGCCTTCCGCCGGAGCACCGGAGACAAACCGCTGCAAAAATGCAGCGCAAAACCAATGTCCGCTGCGTTTTCGCAGCGCGAGCCAGAGGCCAGCGAGCCTCCAAGCCGACATCTTTAACCCCGAAAGAGGGGTGAGGTGTCGGCTTTTCTTTTTGGCTTTATCCACAAGATATTGTGCCGGTGTGGATAAGGCTGTGCATGATGTGGATAAACGAAAGGAGGCGGCGCGGTGTTTGACAGGGAGCAGGCGGATTTTGTGTGCGACTATCTCGAGTGCCTGACGTGCTCGAGCGGCGTGCCGCTGCGGCTGATCGACTGGCAGCGCGATATGGTGCAGTCGTTTTACGGCGAGATGACCGAGGACGAGGACGAGCCGGGCGAGTATCTGCGCAAATATCAATACCTTTACCTCGAGATCCCGAAGAAGAACGGCAAGAGCGAGATCGCGGCCGGTCTCGGCACGTACCACCTGTTCGCGGACGGGGAGACCAACGGCGAGATCTACCTCGTGGCGGCGGACCGCGACAACGCGGGCATTGTGTTCGCGGCGGCGAAGTTCATGGTAGAGTCCTCGCCCGCGCTCAAAAAGCGCAGCCGCATCGTGGACTCCACCAAGACCATCTTCGACACGGTGAGCGGCTCGAAGATGAAGGTGCTGTCCTCGGAGGCCTACAGCAAGCACGGCTACAAGCCGAGCTGCGTCATTTTCGACGAGCTGCACGCGCAGCCGAACCGCGATCTGTGGGACGTTATGACGTTCGGCGCGGGCGCTGCCCGCCGTCAGCCGGTGTGGATCGTGCTGACGACGGCAGGCGATGACCCGGACCGGAAGAGCATCGGCTGGGAGGTGCACGAGAAGGCGCTCGGCATCTGGCGGTACCGCAAAGGCGACCGCGACGAGCGGGCGCAGGACGATCCGCGCTGGCTGCCGATCATCTACGGCCTCGGCCTCGTGGAGGACGAGGATAAGCTCAAGGAGCTCAACATCTTCGACGAGCAGCTGTGGCGCGACTGCAACCCGTCGATCGGGCGGACGCTGCGGCTGAGCGCCATCCGCGCGGAAGCACAGGACGCGAAGCGTTCAGAGGCGGCGGAACGGCTGTTCCGGTGGCTCAGGCTTAACCAGTGGATCGCGACGGCAAGCGTCGGGTGGATCCCGGTGACGATCTACGACAAGACGCAGTGGAATCCGGAGGGCGCGGCGCACTGGACGGACGCGGTGCGGCTGCTGCGCGGCAAGCGCTGCTTCGGCGGCGTCGACCTCTCCAAGAGCACCGACCTTACGGCCTTCGTGCTCGTCTTTCCGCCGCAGGAGGGGCTGCCGCACTGGGTGGCGCTGCCGACCGGGTGGATGCCGCTCGACGGCATCGAGGCGCGCGAGCGCGAGGATCACTGTCCGTACCGCGACTGGATGCGGGCGGGCTTCCTGCACGGCTGTGAGGGCGACATCATCGACTTCGAGGCGGTAGCGGACGCAGTCGTGCAAGCGGCACAGGACTACGACCTCCAGATGGTAGGCTTTGACCCGTATCTCGGCGCGACGGTGATGCAGAACATCCGCGACCGGCTCGCCGGGACGGCGACCGAGGTAGTGGAAATCCCGCAGGGTATCCGCACGATCTCGCCGCCGATGAAGGAGCTCGAGCGGCTCATCCGCGAGCACGAGATGCTGCACGTGCACAACACGGCGGCGCGGCAGTGCTTCCTGAACGTGCGGTGCGTCACCGACGACAACGAGAACATCAAGCCGACGAAAAAGCGCAGCCGCGGCCGCATCGATATGACGGTGGCGTGGATCATCGCGTTCGCCACGGCATTGCTGACGCCGGAGCCGACGCTCGCGGACAGCGTGGCGGCGAGCGACTGGCACATGTGAAAGGGGGTGAGATTACATGCGCAAGAAGAAGCTGAACTACATCGCGGCAGAGGAAGAGATCCGACGAATCGCGGCCGGCCGCAACGAGCAGTGCCGCACGGTGACATGGCGCGAGGCGGTGGAGATGTGGGAGGAGAAGCACGGCGAGGACGCGCACGCGCGAGCTGCATTTTTCGCCTACATCGGCATCGCGACGACAGACGAGTGCGCCCTGCTCGACGAGCTGGACGCAGATGTGCCCGAGGAGGTGACAGAGGCATGAAGAATATCGCAAAAATTCTGCCCGATCTTCTGGTCTGCGGCGGTGCTGTTTGCATCGTTGTCGGACTGACGATGGTCAGCGTGCCGGCGGCGTTCATCGCGGCCGGGGTGTTCCTCATCGCCGAGGGCGTAATCTCCGCCATCGGGGGTGACAGCGCATGATCGGACAGTTTATCCGGCGCGTCACCGGGCAGGGCGGCACGCTGACGCTCGACGACCCGACGGGCTGGTACAGCAGCGACCGGCCGCTGTTCGGCGGAAAGGAAATGCAGGCGATGAAGCTGCCGGCGGTGAACGCCTGCATCGAGATCATCTCGGACAGCATCGCGAAGATGCCGGTGTACCTGATGGACAGCGGTACGCGCGAGCGCGTGACCGACCACCCGGCGCTGCGGCTGCTGACGGGCAGGCCGACCGAGGCGCTGACGGCGTTCGACTATCACAAGCTGATGGAGTCGCGGCGCATCGCCTACGGCAACGCCTACGCGCTCATTCTGCGCGATAAGTGGGGCGTGCCGGTGGAGCTGCTGCCGATCGCGCCGGGGTACATGATGCCGCTGCTCGACAGCAACGCAAAGCTGTGGTACGTGGGCATCAACCCGAAGACGCAGGAATACCGCAAGTTCTGGCCGGAGGATGTGCTGCACTACAAGGCATTTTCCACCGACGGCCTCGAGGGCGTGAGCTACCTCAGACGCGGCGCGGAAACCATCGAGACGGCGCTGCAGGCGCAGCGGTACGAGGGCAACTACTACAAGAACGGCGGACAGGTGTCGGGCGTGCTCGCAACGGAGACCGACCTTTCGAGCAAAACGCGCTTCGACGAGAACGGCAACGCCATCGACCTGAAAAACCGCATCCGCGAGAACTGGGAGAGCATCCACAGCGGCGCAGACAACGCCTTCCGCATCGCGGTGCTGGACAACGGCCTGAAATACACGCCGCTGACGGCCACGAACCGCGACGCGCAGTTCATCGAGACCAAGGCGGCGAGCGTCGAGGACATCGCGCGGCTGTTCAACATTCCGTTTTACAAGCTCGGCGCAGGCAAGGAAAGCTATGCGGCGAACACACAGGCCGCCATCGAGTACATGCAGCGAACGCTCAGCCCCATCGTTTCCGAGCACGAGCAGGAGGACACGCACAAGCTGCTGCTCGAGAGCGAGAGCGCACGAGGCTTACAGCTGCGGCGCAACATGATGGGCGAGCTGAGGGGCGACTGGAGCGCCCGCGGCGCGTGGTACCAGACCATGCACCAGAACGGCGTTTACTCCGTCAACGACATCCGCGCGCTCGAGGATCTGCCGGACGTGCCCGGCGGCGGCGACAGACTGGCATCGCTCAACTATGTACCGCTCGAGGATTTCAGGGAACTCAGCCGCAGCCGCAACGGCGGCGGCAACGGTAGGGAAGGAGGTGAGTGAGGATGCGATACAGATTAAACGGCCACATCGTAGCGGACGGCGACGCGCCGATCCTGCGCTGGTGGGGCATTCCGGCGAGCTGCCCGGCGGACATCCGCGGCGCGCTCGCGCAGAACCCGGAGGGCGAGGAGTTCGTGCTCGAGATCAACTCGGGCGGCGGCTCGGTGTTCGCGGGGTTCGAGATGTACAGCCTGCTGCGGAACGCGTCCCGCCAGGGCGTGCACACGCGCGCCGAGGTGCAGAGCCTCGCAGGGTCGGCAGCGAGCGTCGTCATGGCGG